GTTCAACCCAAATGCAATAAAATACACATCATAGTCACTTGTAATGTCTTTTTCGTGTACCGTCAACCAACTACTAGGATAACTTCCACTTATACCTAGATTTGTTCCATCACAGTAACCACCATCATTCAAGAAATTTACATAGGACTTTACACTTGTCACTGCTGTGAACGAGTCACCACAAAAGCATACTTTTTTAATATTGCTTGTCGCATTATTACCAATTCTATTGAACCCCTTAAACTTACCAAGGAGTGAGTATCTGTAATAAAACACAGGTGTATTTGCTGATGACATAGGAACACCAATTAGATACTGTAGTACATCTGTGTAATTACTTACAACAGGTGTAATACAATAACAGCACCAATAGTAATCATTTACATTTTCACTTACTAACCCTTCCAATGATTCACTGCTTACAGTATAACTACCAGCTGATTTAACATCATTAATATTAAGAGCCGTAGTAAAATTGTGAGCTGTATAATAATCGTGAATATTTTGTGTTCTAGCAGAAATTCTATTGAACACCTTAAACGTACCAAGGAGTGAGTATCTGTAATAAAACACAGGTGTATTTACTGATGCCATAGGAATACCAATTAGATACTGTAGCACATCTATGTGATTACTTACAACAGGTGTAATACAATAACAGCACCAATAGTAATCATTTACATTTTCACTTACTAACCCTTCCAGTGATTCACTGCTTACAGTATAACTACCGATTGCTTTAATATCATTAATATTAATAGGTACAGTAAAAGAGCTAGCTGTATAAGCATTTACTGGTACATTATATTTTAATGTACTTGGTGTAAATTTTGTGCCGTCATAATAATAAACATAACCGTCACTTGCAAGTATATACAAATAAGACGTATTTGTCATTTCTTCTTTACTATTTACAAGTACTGGTTGGTTTACTGTTATAACTTCTTTTAATATGTTACCTAGTGTTCCGTTATTTGCCATATTGTCAAGTTTATTATTGATTTCCTGTTGTACATCAAGTGAGCTGAAATAGCTATTGACATACCCCTGTAATTCTTCATAAGCCTTATGAAGATTAGTTACATCACCGTGTAATGTTTCAACATCTTCCATTGTCTTATTCAGATAATCAACCACTTTACAAAGTAGTTCATAATAGCTCAAACTATCATCATATACCAAAGGTAACACTTTCTGACACCAATATCTGAACGGCTGTAATGTCTTATAATCACCCATTGTTGGTGTAAAATTAGCAGGTGGTAAAGGTGTTATACTTCTATCACTCATAATAAATCTCCTTTCATTCTACCAAAGACCAAAGAATAAGTCACTAAACTCCTCAATAACTAACATATCAATGTTCAAAAATGTTTCCCTAAACTTATTCAAAAGACTACTAAAACTTTCTGTTCCTTGTTTTCCGACAAGTGTTTCAAGATAATCCTCTGTTGTATCAACATTACTTGTTACACCCTCTATGTTGTTCTCTGTGCTGTTTACTTCTCCACTATCACTACCATTTACAGAATCCGTTATTTTTCTAGCGTTCGTTAAGTACGTCTCATTTTCAACACCAGTCAATGCGCCTTGAGGTGTGTCACTATACAAGTCTTTTTTATCTTCATTACTACTTGTTGTTCTATTACTTGTACCGTTACTTGTAACATTAGTTTCTCTATTATTTGTTGCGTCTGTATTTTCTGTTCTTTTATGTTCTCTAGTTAAACTAACATCATGCATAGGGTCAAACTTAATCTTAGCACTTTCATAAAGCTGATTGTAATAAGGCATAATCTCTTCAAGTCTTGTATTCATCCAAAGCGTCCAGATACCTACCGTTTCACAACATATCTCTCTCAGATAATAATGTTTCAAAATCTTCTGACAAAGCACACTTCTGTATTCTTCATCAAAGAACGTCACCTTACTCGTAAAAATCTTATTCCACGAATTAGCAATAATTTTATCAACATCACCACTACCGCCAGACACTTCAAGTCCACTTTTGCTCTCACATATGAACCTAACTTCTGTAGTGTATTTACTCATTCTTACCACCGCCTTTACTAGCAGTACATAAGGCGCAACAAATTACGCTAACTCCACCAAACAAAGCACCAAAAATAAAAGCAATAAACTCACACATTTCCCGCACCCCCTATCGTACTCGTACCTGCTTCATCTGGAAGAGTATAGTTATCAACCTGCTGAAAATCTTCACGATAATTAACCTCAATATTAGTGCCAAACATAGCGTTAATTTTATTAACAGCTTGTCTTCTACTCTCCAATCTACTGTACCTGCTTGCGATAGTTCCACCTTGATTTCTCGTTACTTCATCAGTAATTAACCTCTCCTTTTTCTGAATGTTGATATTACTGATACCAAGATAAGTCAAAGCTTCATTCCATATCTGCGTTTTCAGCTGATATAATTTATCACAAACATACGGTGCACCAGTCTGCAAAACTTTTAGTGCATTCAAATCCAAGTTTTTATCACCAAAAATAAACGGTGCGTTACCATCATACTCCATATACAAGTTAATCAATGTCATTCTTTGTTTTTCTGTACCTTGCACTAAAACAGGTGTTTTTTGTGCATTTGCATTAACATCAATAACCCTATCAAGGTTGTATAACCTTTTAGCGAACATTTTAACATCAAGAACACTGTTCGTATGCAGATAATTGTTCCATATAATAACACTATTACTCTCTTTCAATAACTTCTGATAGTTGTTATACCCGGAGTAAGCTCTACGTAAAACAGGGTCACCATACACACCAAGTCTACCACTAGCAATACAATCCAAGCACAAGTTTCCAAGCACGTCATCATCAAAGTATACCATGCACCCAGTTTCAAATAGATGTAGTTCAAGATATCTTGCATCAACACTAGGTGGTAAGTTTTTCCATTCAAACATACTTATAGCTAACTCTGTAAGCCTGTTCAAATACTGCATATATGTTAAGTTATTCATTGTAGCACTGTCACCAGACATATCTGTAATACCACGTTTCCTACCCATATCTTAATTTTCACCACCTTTACACTGTATTATCTAAGTTATACTGTCCAACCTCTGACCCATTCTTCCAAAATGTAATGCCATTATCGTACATATTACAAATCTTACGCATATCATCAGCAGGAACGTTACCAGTAACAGTAGCACCAACAGTCTTAACATAGTTCCAATGTGGTCTGCTGTTTCTGTTAGGTTTCTTGCATCTATTGACAGAGTATCCAAACATGTAAAAATACTCATCAATCATTTTTGCATACTCAGCAGTAATACTACATCTACCACCATAGAAATTCTTAGTGCCACTAGCCACTTCAACTGAGCCACTGAACACATTACCTCTAGTGATATCTGCTTTAATACTAGCTTGGTATCCTTGCATAAGTAAATTTCCTGCTTGGCTCGCTCCCTTACCACCGGTACTTTTTGGGACTAATTCACTTGCTCCAAGACCAATACTCAATCCACTTGTAATTGCTGTAGCTGTAATAGGTAAGCTATTTTGAGCAAGCCATGCTCTAAAAGCGTCTGTACTCCAACTGCACAAAGGATAATCTGTAAGCGTCAATGTCTCTGTAGTGAGTGCAACGTCTTTACAACCCTTATAATACATAGGTCTAAGTGCAATCTGCACAGGGTAAGAAATAGGTATTAATACTTTAAACTGTGGCAATAAATCTTCAAATAGTTCATATCTGTAAATACTACTTTGTCTGCCTGCATTAACGCTATAGAAATTATATGGATAAGTATAAAGTTTTTTGCATTTAGGTTTGTAGCCATCAATTGTCATATTCTCTGATAGCTTAGTAACATTTACCACAGTACTATAACAAGAACTAGACTTAGTAACGTTAACACCCTTACCAGTAGGTATTGCTTGACCAACAGCAATAGTTGGGCACATGTACATAGCAACAACAGCTTCTGGTTTTTGGTTATAGTGGTCAAGAAAGCCAGTAATAGTACTTGCGTCACTAGCATTAAACGCGTGTAAGCTACACCCACCGTATATCCCATCATACAAATTACCGTCTGGTGCTGTACTATTATCGTTAACCATAATAATTACAGCCATAGGGTTAATAGTATTTAGTAAACTCCCAAAATCATTAAACACATACTCCCCTGTGTTCACGCTTTCTGGTTCGTAATGTTCACCAATCTGGTCACTGACTGGGTGTTCTCTCTCAACATAGCAATAGTCTGGCTCACAATCAAAGAACCATGTCTGCATAACATCAAGTTCAAAGTAAATCTCTGCACATTCATTGTTTACAAACTCAACAGCTGTGATGAATGCGTAAAACCACTTATCTCCGTAAGCTGCATTCTGGAACATCATGTAATTACAATCATACAAACTATCAGCTTTTATACCAACTCTTGCAACACCTTTTTTCACTCTTTGGTAGGTGTAGTTTGTAAGGTTATACTTCTGCAAACCAACAAAGTACTTGTACTGCTCGCTTTTACTTGCAAAGTAAATTGTGTGGTCATAGGTTGTGTCAAGAGGTACATCTTTAAGTAACCTTATATTTGTTGTAGGTTGTATATACATACTAACTTTCCTTTCTAGCAAGGGTGTATCACATTGATGACGCACCCTTGCTTTTAAAATCAGGCTTTGTTAAGTGTAACAGTTGAGCCAACAGTTGTAGAACCATTAACTGTTGTAGCAGCTGTGTAATTTAAGCCATTAATCTCCGCAACAAGAGTGATATCTGTTGCAACCTGTGATTCAGGTATAATAAGTCCGCCGTATTTATGAACAGCAATACCTGCTTTGGTGAGTGCTTCGGTCTGTACAAAGTTTACATTCTGAGGTTCGAGTCCTGCACTTTCAAAGTCAGCACTGATAGTAAATACAGTAGCTACATCACTCTCGTCTTTAGCATCCACATGGACGGTAATAGAATCAGGTAGATTAATGTCAGCAGCAGATGTTACAAACACAACTGCATTGGCGAACGGAGAATTTGAGATTGTTTTCCATGTATGATAGAAGTAGTTCCAGTACAAACCGGAAGCAACATATTTCTCAGTAAATTTGTTGTTGTTGTCGTAAACCTGAAACCAGTTTTCATCCAAAATAACAGCCTTTACGTTTGCTAACAGTGCTAACTCGTCTGCTGTTACTTCTTCGATTCCATCAGAGTTTGCTCTGATAACATCAAACCGTTCATTGTCAAAATCAGTCCAGTTGTCAATAAGGAACAGTCTACCCATGAAGTCTGCCTTATCCATATTGAACGCACTTGCAAGTACATTTACGTCAAACTGAGCGTTGAACATAGCATCCATAAAGATAACCTGTCTTTCTTTAGGTGTGGTAGTTTTAACACTTGCTTCGTTGTATTCACTTGACATAAATGGTAACAGATTAGATGTTCCTCTAAACTGCACAGCTGCTTCACTAAGGTTTGTACCTGCACCGATAGATGTTGGTAACATTTTTCCATGACTGATTGCTTTAATAAGTAAGTATTTAAAGAGTAGAAACTCGTCATACTCTGCTGCTGTATATACGCTGTCAACAATTTTAGCAATAAGGTTCTGAACACCATCAACGCTAAGAAATGCCTGCCGTAAGTCCTCGTCCTGAATAGTAACTGGGTACATTACTCTCCAGTTCATAACATGGAACGCTGAACGCACATCTGGGATAGTTCTCTGAAACTCACGCTTTGCTGATTTTTCTACATTAAAGTCAACAGCTTTTGCGATAGCTACGAAAATATCCTCGACAGTTTCTCCATACTCAAGGTAACCTTTCTTAAGGTTAGTGTAAGGGTTGTTAAAGGTTGCACTCTGTACACGAACGATTGCAATCCTGTTTACCAGTGCATTGATAAACTGGTTTGCAAAAGCAGGTGTACCATAGATGACTTCTCCTACTTTAGGTATGTCGTTAGCAGTTGCAACTGCTGGAACATTCTGCTGATAATCATAAGAGGCGTTCTGCCTGATTACGTTTAGAATGTCAATGGTTGACGCATTGAGCGTACTGTTTGCAATTCTTCTTGCCATAATTTTATCTCCCTTTCTTTAATGAATTTATTGCTAAACTGTTGTAAACAGTTCTGCAAACGTCTTAGGCTGTGACTCTTCTGTTTTATGATCTTCAATGTCAGGCTCTGGGTCTGAACTGTAAAAACGTTCGGTATACTTTTTTCGCCATTCGGCGTCATTTTCTTCGTACTTAGTTTTCCAGTCTGTTCCGTCACCTTTTGCCTTTGTTTCTAAGTCAGAGAGTGTGTCTGTAATATCTTCCAAAAATGCGATTGTTTCATCATCAGACTGTTCACCTACTCTGACTTTTAATTCTTCTAGAATTTCTTCCCTAGTTTTTACTGCCATGGCACTCTCCCCTTTCTACGAGATTTTTGTCCATTTTGTTGTATCAAATAATACACTTAATCTTAATGAAAGAGGGTGATTAGGTGAAAGCATAATTGTTCCATCATCTGTTACCATAATAGTAAAACCCTCTTCATGTTTATAAGTACCTGCTTTAAACAACATATCTGTCTTCATCTCCTTTCTTATTAATGATATCTTATCCACATCCATATAGGCATTTTCTTTTTACGAGCAGAGGGTGTTCCGCCACCCCCACCACCTGCTGAATAAAATCTATACATAAGTACAGCATTGTGTAACGCTTGTTGTCTTGATAAATAGTACATTGGTTCTGTTTCCCAATCTACTATTGAAGTGTCATTTGCATGAAGTAAAATATATTCAAGAGCTTCATGAGCAAATTCAATTCTTTCATTAAGTGCGGGGACACCTGGTCTTTCCCAACAAGTACAAAACGCTTCTGTTAATGATGCAACATTAGTTGAATCAGATGTTAGAAATTCCATTAATGAAGATATACCAGCAAATGTACCAATCCAATCGTCCTCTACAACTAAATATTGCATTTGACCGTTTGGGTTTGTGTTTTCATATCCATTTTCATTCAACCATGTTAACAGTGCGTCACGTCTTGATCCATCCCACTGAAACAAACCAAAAGCACCACCACCAAGCTGAGAAAGTGTGGGGTTAATGTGACTTTCTCTCCAAGCATTACCCGCTAAAGCTGCGATTACATAAGCGCTTGCACCATACCCATTTGCACCGCCATCTCCGTATCTAAACAACCTAGGAAAGGAACGCTCATAGTCTGGATTTCCACCACTTGAACCTATACTAACTTGATTAGCAAGTGTCGCGTTGTCTGTATGCGCTCCCATGAAAACACCTTTACCACTTCCACCACGATAGCACATTTCGGTGTGACCATTGGATAACCCTATATCTCCTGCTAAGTATTCACCACCTGCATCAACTTCTCTAAAACCTAATCGCAAAAGTTCTTTTGGTTCTGAATAAGTGGTAAAGGCGTTATGCTTTGGTGCATACGAGGGAGTTTCAAAACCTCCTGCCAGTAACGCATAGTTTATAAATGAAGAACAATCGTAGTACGTTATACCACCAACTGTTTGTGCGTTACGATATGACTGTGAATACCCCACATTAGGTGCATTACAAGTTGCTACTGCCCATGAATATGCTTTATTTATGTCTGGCATATTTTAACTTATGCCAGCATCTGGTTTACAAGTTTACGAATAGCGGAATAGTCATAACCTGCTGCTGTAAGTTTCTGCTTTCTTGTATCACCATTTCCCCACTTACCTGCAATTACTTCTCTTGCGATTTCTCCGTTAGATTTTAACTCTTTTCCAGACAATAGCGCGTTTACTTTTGCGCGAACAGCTTCATAATCATAACCTGCTTCTGTGAGTAATTTCTTTCTGGTACCACCATTCCCCCATTTACCTGCAATCACTTCTCTTGCAACTGTATCAATGGACGCATCTGGTGCAACTTCTGTGTTCTGTCCTGCGTATCTAAGATGTCTTGCCCAACCACCCGGGAGTTCATAATAATTGTGAATATAGATTTCTTTACCGGTCTGATCCCCAGTTTTACCACCTGTGGTTGTTCCTTTTTCATTGATTGAAGCCTCTGCAATTTGAGAAGCGTTGATACTCATACAAACATGCTTGTTTGGTGTCAAATGCACATCACCTGTTGACCACGGTTCTTTACAATCAACAAAACCTGCTTTTCGTAACTGGGACTCAAGATTACCTGTCCAAGAATAAGGTGATACGTTAAAACCTGCTACATGCAGTGCTGTTCCAATAAGAGAAGAGCAGTCATAATCTGGACCATTTCTGTGGTTTTGGTCATAACCATGAGTGTCATCATTTGCTGTGCCAATCATAAATTGAACTGCTTTCATAATGTCAGGCATAAATTTAGTCCTCCTTTTTTACATTTGAAATGTGAAATAATTCCATCAGTTTTTCTGGTAGAATATCTGGGTTAATCTTACATATGTTTTCAAGTATAGACACCAATTCAGTTGTACACACGTACAGAATAATTAATGGGAGAATTGATACTCCAATGTGAAAACCTATTCTAGTACCCTGCGTGTCAACTAGCCAAGCTACAAAGTAACATAACAGGAAGCCTACCTTTTTGAAAAGACCGTCACGTAATTTAGATGACTGAATGTCTTTGTTTTTTACCGCTGTTATGATGCCAGTAACGAGGTCTAAAGCATTGAAAACCAGTGCAATAAATATGGTGTAAAACTGCTCCATTATTTCCGCTCCTTTCCTTGTTTATTTATCTTTATTATATCATATTACTAGACAAATTGCAATAGTTGTGTTATAATATAATAAGAAAGGGTGTGATTATAACATGGATAAGTATTATGATGGTACTAAACTATTATCTATGCTTGACATAAATGGTAACAAACCTGAAATATATATGTGTACAACTAATCGTACTGGTGGTAAGACTACTTACTTTGGAAGATTGTGTGTAAATAGATTCTTAGATAAGAACGAAAAATTTGGTCTTATCTACAGGTATAATTATGAACTTGATGACGTTGTAGATAAGTTCTATAAAGACTTAGGAAGTTTATTCTTTAAAGAGCATGAAATGACAAGTAAACGCAGAGCAAGTGGTATTTTTCATGAGTTATTCTTAGATGACAAAAGTTGTGGATACGCTTTGAGTCTTAATAGTGCAGACCAAATTAAAAAATATAGCCACTTATTTTCAGATATTATGCGTATGATATTTGACGAATTTCAGAGTGAAACTAACCGCTATTGTAATGATGAAGTTAAGAAGTTACTTAGTGTTCACACTTCTATTGCAAGAGGTCAGGGTGAACAGGTTAGATATGTTCCCGTTTATATGCTTAGTAACCCAGTAAGTATTATTAATCCATATTACGTTGAAATGGGTATAAGTGCAAGACTTAAAGACGATACTAAGTTCCTACGTGGTGATGGTTTTGTACTTGAACAAGGTTTTATATCTAGTGCAAGTGAGGAACAGAAAAGTAGTGGTTTTAATAGAGCTTTTGCAAAGAACTCTTATGTTGCTTATAGTAGTGAATGCGTTTATCTTAATGATAACAAAAGTTTTGTTGATAAACCTATTGGTAAGAACAGATATATTTGCACTCTAAAATATAAAGGTACTGATTTTGGTTTGAGAGAATTTACAGAGGACGGTTTTATATATTGTGATGATAGACCTGATACTACATTCAAGACTAAAATAACCGTGACAACGGCAGACCATGAAGTTAACTATATTATGTTAAAAAGAAATGACTTCTTTTTGTCTAACCTTAGATATTTATTTGAACGTGGTGCGTTCAGGTTCAAAGATATGAGATGCAAAGAAGCTGTACTTAGTGCATTAAGTTACTAAGTTATCCACATTATAATGTGGAAAGTGTTGATAACTTTTGGGTATCTTCTCGTGTTTCCATCAATGAACGGATAGGATAGCACACTTGAAATGATAGTGCCTATTCCGTTTATCGTTTTCGCTGAACGCTTTGTTTGGTGCATGAGTTAAAGATATAAATAGAAAGCAGGGATACGAACTTAGTTCGCCCCTGCTTTTCTTATAGATGATTACTTTCTTTTAGCGTCCTTTACCCATTCTAAATCTTCACTATTAAAACTCTCTAATATGAATGAACCTTGTGTATCTTCGTGTGAAATTGTGATACCTGTTTTAATACAAAGCTCTTCATACTGCCTGATAAAACCATCATATTTATCACAGTCATTTGTTTTATTCATAATTCTCCATACACTCCTCTCTAAAATCACAAAATGCACACATATGGTGGCATTGATGTTTAACCCATTTTATATATAATATTTTTAATAATCTTAACATTTTTTACCTCATTTCATATGGTGTATCAATAAGTAAGACGCCACCACGAATTCTTTTTGGTCTTAATTTTCCGGGAACTTTTAAACCTACTCTAAAGTCTCTAAAATTTCTCTTTATTGGTTTACCTGTTTTCTTTTCAAACAAGAACTCTTTTTCATCTTCTGTCCATTCTTTGAATACATTTGTTTTGTTATCTGTGTAACCTTTAATATCCGCATTACCGTTAAGAGATATTTCAAATAAATCTTTACATTTCTGTGGCATACCTGCGCACTTAATGTTGTTATACGGTGTGTCAATAGGTTTCAAGTTTTCTTTAACTACGTGTTCAATATAAGTCTTTTGTCTTGTGAAAATAGCTACATCCCAACAACTCTCTAGTTTCCAACAACAGAAGTCTTTATCATGCACCTTAATTCCAGTAATCTCTTCCGGTTCAAGGTCACAATGTATGCTATCTGTATCTGCATATATGAAACCTCTCTTGTCTTTACCGTGATAGTTCTTCTGTGCGGCTCTAATTGTGAAGTTTCTTGCGTAGCTTGTGATAGCTGAACCAACTGGTATATACCCCGGTTTCTTATTCGCTTCTGCAACAGATAAAAACCCTATGGTTTTATCCTCTTTGACATAAGCAAGTTTAAAACTACTATCCATACTACTTGCCATTTTACCGTACAAATTGTTGAGGAACAACTTTGCTAACTCGCGCAACGCACCTTTGCTTTCCAATTTGATTTTCTTATACTTATCTATGTACTCGTCAAAGATACCTATTTCACTATGAAACCAACAGCCATCTAAAATCTCAAAATCTACAAGTTCGTAGTGTTCTTTCAATAACTCGTAGTCAGTCATTGTCAAAACTAACTCAACTCTTGTGTCGTGAATATTACCATCTTTATCAGTGTAATGTGTGTAATACTCACCAGTTCGCTTATCATACACATCAGATGTTTCAAGTGCTTCTGTGCCTTTGTACAATAGTGACGATTTTATCTGTATGAACGGTAACTTATCCGGTTTAATGTAGAATCTTGTCTTAACTCTAACAAAGTAATATTTATCGTCTGAAAGTGCAACATCCGGTATTATATTCCCTTTCCAAAAATGCGGTAGACCTACTGGGTATCGATTACCACTCTCACTACTCATCATGCTAGGATACAAGGAATTTACATCTGCTGTCGTACCTTTTGTAAAAATCTTGTTCTCTTTGCCCTTGGCAAGATAGCACCAACCGCCTCTATACGATTTACGTATGTATTCTCCTGCGTTTGGGTATCTATGTGCTTTCTCGTCTATAGACATGGAATACACATCCGGGAACATTTCATTGTAATCAAGGGTGTTCTTTGTTGATGAACTGCAAATTGACTTGTATTCTTCCAAGCAACATGAACCTATTGTCAATTTGTTGTGCCCTTGTTGGAACATTATCTCTAACGCTTCTTTGATTACAAGAACATCATTAGCTATATACTTTCTTTCTTCCTCTGTTATGCTGCAACCTGCATACCTAAAACCAGTGTACTCCATATCAAGCTTCTTGTGTTTAGTCCCGAAACTTTCACCGATACGTTTTACGCTAAATGGTAGTAATTTAAGTGAATCTCTAATCTCTATAAAGTGATTGTTAACCTTGATAATAATGCTGTACCACATACCTTTATCAGATATACTATACTTGAATGACTTATTTTCCATATATTTCTCAGGAACCCACTCAACATCATTTTCATTTTCGCCTATCTTTTTGTATGCTTGCTTATATCCCTTATCTACCAACAAATAGGATAACCAAAATGCCCCGTCAAATTTCAAGTTATGGTAGTAAGCTACTATGTTACATTTCTGTTTTAGAAAATAATCGAATTGTTCTCCAATGCTATGAAATATGTTTACATCTTCTGTGAACAATTCAACGGATGCACTAGCCCATACTTCTGTGTTAACCTGCCCTTTATAGACGGTTG